GTGCGGCTGGCAGCGTAGGTGAACGATGTAGCGCCGCTGGAAGCGCCGGTGATCCCGTAGTACAGCCAGACCTGCCCGACGCAGACCGCCGCCGGATCGTAGTTGTCGATCTGGATGATGCCGTCCCTGGTGGTGCGGTCGAACCCGCTGATGGAGCCGGTCACCTTATAGTTCAGCACCGTCTGCCCGTCGGCGTCGGTGACGCGCAGCTCGTTGCCGCTCGCGTCGATCACGTCCCAGAATTCCGACAACACAGACGGGATGGTGATCTGCACGTCAGAGGCTGTCGCCGCTGCCGTCGCGTCGACCGAGATCGACCGGCGGAACTGAGGCACGGTACTGCCGACCCGGACCCATGCCATCAGGACACCTCGCTCAAGTAGAGGAACTGTGCCGCGCCGACGATGGCCGGCATCCCGCTGCTGCTCATCGCCTCCAGGCGGACGGCGACCTCACACAGCGGAGCCTGGAGCAGCGCGATCCCCGACGGGGCCACTGCCCGGACAGCAGCGCGGATCGAGGTCATCAGATCGAGGCTCGCATTCTCGCGCGCCTCCGGGGTGCTGTCGGTCGCGGCAGCAACACACACCAGATCGAGCGTGAGCCGCGTCTGGTAGCTCGGAAGGTCAGGGCCGAACTCATCGCCGATGTCGCCCACGGCGACCCAGATGACGGGCGGGGATGGCCCCTCCGTCAGCGTTGCCGGGCGGCCGATGACGACCTTCGAGGTCATGCCGGAGATCGCCTGGAGCGCCGTAACCACTGCGTTCCGGATCGTCTGTTCCTGGCTCATGCCGTCACCCCGTCAACGATGATGCGCTGCAGGCGGTCGATGAGCCGGGGCTGCACCGCGTCGAGCGCGGGGCGCAGATAGGGCCGGGCGGGGATCTTCACCGACGGCTTCAGCACGAACCAGATCCGCCCCTCTGCGTCGGCCAGGAGGCCGCCCGCACCGCGCCGGATGAAGTGGAGGCCGCTCTTTCCGCCACCCCGTGCGACGCCCGCGCCGGTCAGGGCGGGGCCGACCGGGATCTTCAGGAAGCGGCCATTCTTGGGGCGGATCGTGCCGCCCTCCTCGTGGATGCGGGCATACGGCACCCGGCCATCAGCAGTCCCGGCCCGCAGCACGATGGAAATATTTCCACCCTCCCCCTCGACTGTCCCGGCGATGGACGCGCGCAGGCGACCGGTGCGGACGTTGAGGGTGGTGGTGGCGTTCTCTTTGGCCTTCGCCTCTGCGTCGAGCGCGGTGGCGACAGCGGCGCGGCGCAGCTCGGCAGGGAGGGTGCGCGCGAGGGCATCGAGGCGGGCGGTGAGGTCGGACGGGCTCATACCGGCACCAGGGCGCGCGGCAGGCGGTACGGCGCTAACAATTGTTTCGTCTCGGCAGGCAGATCGGCGGGCGTGACCAGCCCGACCGACGCGCCGCCGACGCTCTGAGAGGTGAACGAGAGCGTCTGCCGCTTGTCGTAGAGGGCGCGGACGGCGATGCGGGCCGCCTGCTTGAGGTTCTCCGGCACCGTCGCCCAGCCCGCGACGTAGGTGCTCTTGATGGCGCGGCGGGCTGTGGACCACGATCCGTGGCTGGCGTCCCAGTCCAGCTCGACGAGCCCGCGCTCGCCTTCGACCAGAGTGAAGTCACCGGAGGCGACCTGATCGGACGCCCGGTAGCTGCGGTCCTGGCTGTCGTAGATGCTGGTGATGCTCGTCACCGGCCAGACATCCAGCACCAGCAGCCGCTCACCCGGCCCGTCCTGGTACCGGGTGTAGGTGGCGCTCTCCATCGTCGGCGCAGCACCCGCTGATACCGACGGGTAGCCGCACCAGGCCGCCATCGCCGCCCCCACAGCGCTGATCAGCGAGGTCAGCAGCGTGTCCTCCGTGCTCCCAGAAGAGAGCGCGGGGATCATCTGCTTTGCCTCTGAAGTGCTGATCAGTGCCATTGGGCGGTCTCCGGTACGGCGCCAGTACGGCGCGGTGCATCAGGTGAGGTCGCGGATCGGGGTGAGCTGGCAGACGACCTCGTGGTTGTACGCAGGGCCGGTTCCGGTGTTGGCGACCTCGACGGTGATCACGCCGCCAGCATCGATCTCCAGATCCAGCCCGGTGCCAGTGATGGACAGGCCCTTCACCGAGCCGGCCGCCAGGGCGCTGCCGCCGCTGCTGTTCGTGGTGTGCGCGGCCAGCGTCGCCGACGCCTTCTTGATGCTGGTGGTGATGTAGTTGCTGGCGTGCGTCGAGACCGCCGTCTTCGGCAGGATGCTGATCGCGCTGACCCGCACCTTGAACGGGTACGGATTCATGATGTAGTTGGTGTCTGCGGCGTTCGTTCCGCTGACGCCGATCTGGCCTGACTGAGTGTTCATTGGGGTTCCAGGGGAGGGAGGTGGTGCGGGGAGGCGGGGAGCGGGCGGCCAGCGAGACCGCCCGTCAGATCAGAGCCAGTTGTAGCCGTAGGTGACGACCTTGGAGCTGCTGCCGGAGAGCGTCTTGAAGGTGCGGCGCAGGGTGGCCACGAGGTTGAACGCGCCGCGCGTGATGTCCTTGTCGAGCTCCACCAGGGACGCCCGGCGCTGGTAGTGGCTGAACTCCTCGCGGGACACGACCAGCACGCCGCTCTTGGCGCCGGAGCCGGTGTACAGCCCGGTGGTCGCCATGTCCGCCGTGAGCCAGCGGGTCATCACCACAGGCACGCCGCTGATGGCCGCGAGCTGGCCGCGCAGCAGGGTGGCATTCTGTCCGAGCTTGTCCACGGTGAGGACGTTGCTGTCCGTCATCAGCTTCTTGAAGAAGACTTCCGGGGAGACCAGGATCACGGCGTCCATGCTGCCGCGCTCACCGAGGCCGCCCATCAGCTCCTCCATGACCTTCGCGACGGTCTGCCCGGCGCTCTGATCGGTGGTGGTGCTGCGGTCGACGGCGATGCGGCGCAGACCCTTGAAGGCGCGGCGGTGATCGGACGCCCCGCCCAGGCCGGAAGCGCCCCAGCGGCTGCGGGCGTTCCACGTCGCGATCGCATCCTCATGCGTCGCGGTGGAATCGCCGTTCACCATCGCATCCTCGTACCCGTCGCGCAGGGCGCGGGAGAGGCGGCGCTGGATCTCAGGCAGCAGCGGCACGATGCTGTCTTCGGCGGCCGCGTCGTCGATCAGGACGCGCGCCGCAAAGCCCACCGGCTCGATGGTGGTGTTGGCGGTCGTCGGCGTCGAGGCGGTGTACTGCGCGGGGTCGTCGCTGGTGACCTTGCCCTTCAGGTAGGGCCGGATGATGTCGGTGATCGACGGCACCACGATGGGGCCGGGGATGTCCACGACGTTGAAGAGCGCGTCGATCCCGGCAGGCGTGTAGTACTCCTCATAGAGCTGCTGGCTCCAGGTGTCGGGGATCCACTCCGCGCCGCTGCCGGCGGTGTCGCTCATCGACTTCTCGATGGTCTTCTCCAGGGCGCTGCGGATCGAGGCCGGGGCCTTCGCCGCGTGCGACAGGATCTTGGCGTCGAGCACCGGGGTCTCTGCCATCCGGTGACCCTTCGACAGCAGGCGGCGGGCGGTGTGACGCGCCGCGCTGAGGCGGAGCAGATCGACGTGCCACTCATCGCAGGGCGCGCCATCGAGGAGCCCCTCGCGCTCCACTTCGACAGACTTGCCCGCGAAGGTGATGCGCTCGACGCCGCCCTTCAGCGCTACAGAGCCGTCAGCCTTGATGAACTTGGTGACGCTCTCCCCGGTGGGCCGGGCCTCGCGGGCATTGTCGAGCTGACGCTCGGACAGGCGCTGGTACTTGTTCGACAGGTCTTCGATAGCGGCGGCGGTGCGGGGGAGGACAGCCTTGGCCTCCTTGACAAATTCGATCACTTCATTCGGGGTCATCGGGGTGCTCCGGCCAGCCAGGACTCCAGGCTGGTATCAGGGGTAGGGGCAGGGGGGACGGGGGCGGACAGCTCGCGCGCCGCCAGGAGGCGAGGCAGGAGACGGGAGATGATGCGCTCGACGTCCGGCTCGCTGAGGCCGGGAACGGGCGCAGGAGCCGAGCGCTGGGCGAGGGCCTCCTGGTTGGCAGGCACCGCGACGACGGAGATCTCCAGCAGCTCGTTGTCGTAGTAGGCGTAGCCGTAGGGGTTCTCTTTCCCGTCGGCGTAGTAGGGGTCGTCGGCGGGGAACTCGCTGCGGCGGGTGGCGCGGCCGGGGATGAAGCCGACGGAGACCGCCGACAGCAGGCCGTCCTTGACCTTCTGGCCGATGCGCTGGCTCCGCTCGTCAGAGCCCCACTTCACATCGACGACGAGCGCGCCGTCGCGCACCTCGACAGCAGCAGCGCGCCCGACGGTGCTCTCAGCGCTGTAGTCGTGGTCGATCTGGATGACCGGGTTGAGCTTGTAGCTGTCGAGCTTCCAGGAGGCCTGATCCACCACATCGCCGTAGCGGTCAGACGCGGCGGTGCTGGCGATGAACGTCGCGCCGTCGTCGGTCGGCGGGGTCGCCCGCTGTACGAGGAAGAGCCTTCTGACCACGTTCACGCTGACTCCTTCACCACCGGGACGATGGTGCACCTGCAATTCACGCACATCCCCGGAGCCGAGAACTCGCCCGGCCCCGAACCCTTCGCGCCCACATGATCCCCGCCGCCGACCGGCACCACGAACATCTCGCCCAGGTCCACTTCCTGCCCGTCGAGCGCCCGGTGAGCCTCGCGCGTCGAGCCATCGCGGGCAGCCAGCCAGCGGCGGCGGATCGTGGTGCCGCTGGCCTCTCCGGCCGCGCGCCAGGCCGCTGTCGAGCTGGTGGCCGCCGCCCGCGTGGTCTCGGTGCGGGCGATGGCGAGGCTGCGGGCGGGGCCGAACGCGGTC